AGTTGAACGCATTCGTGACCTGCATGAACTTGGTTATCTGCCGATTAAAGTCTTGTATCTTCCGGAAGGCACAGTCACCAAGACTGGCGTTTGCCAAGCTGTAATCTTCAACACGCTACCCGAGTTTGCTTGGGTTACCAACTATCTGGAAACCCTGTTCTCCACTCTACAGTGGAATGCTCAAACTGTCGCGTCTATCGCGCGGAACTACCGCAAGCTGTGTGACGATTACGCTGAACAAACCTGTGATAACAACCTGCACGTTGACTGGCAATGCCACGACTTCTCTATGCGCGGCCTGTCCTCGCTAGAAACGTCGTCGACTGCTCAGCTGGGGCACCTGCTGTACTTCAACGGTACGGACACTCTACCAACCCTGTTCGAGGGGCAAAAGCTGTATGACGATTTCGATATTGCCACGTTTGGTTCGGTGCCCGCTTCGGAGCACAGCGTTATGTGCGCTCACGGCGAAATGTCGGAAACGGATACTTTCCGTCACATCATGAAAGCATTCCCTGTTGGTATTGCTTCTATTGTGTCTGACACGTGGGACTTTTGGAAGGTTCTGACCATTACTCTGCCAGAACTCAAAGACGAAATCATGCAACGTGATGGCAAGATTGTCATTCGTCCGGACAGCGGTGACCCGGTTGACATTATCTGCGGCGACCCGTTTGCTGAATTTGGCTCGCCTGCCTCGCAGGGCGCAATCCAACTTCTGTGGGGTGTGTTTGGTGGCACTGTGAACGAGAAGGGCTATAAAGTTCTTGACTCGCACATTGGTCTGATCTACGGTGACTCGATCACTCTTGATCGTGCGAAGCGTATCTTTGAGCGTCTTGCTCAGCAAGGCTTCGCATCGTCGAACGTTGTTCTGGGTGTAGGCTCGTTCACGTATCAATGTAACACGCGTGACACTTATGGCTTTGCCATGAAGGCCACTGGTGCCATTGTAAACGGTGAAGAACGTGCTCTGTTCAAAGACCCGGTTACTGATGACGGAACTAAGACGTCCTTCAAGGGCTTCCTTAGCACGCGTTATGATGAAGAGCGCGACGAGTACTACACTGTTGATCGTCTTACTTTCGACGAAGCCGTGAACGACCCGAACAGCGCTTTCATTGAGCACGACTTCGAGTTCGTTAGCAATACTGCGAACTCGTGGGAAGAGGCTCGTTGGCTTGCACGTCAGTAAGCTTTAAAATAGCACTTGACTTTGGTCTCTCCTTAGGTTATTATTAATAATCATCAAGGGAGAGACCAATGTTCGTTTTCACGCAAACTTTCAAATCTACAAAAGACGTTCGGCACTTGGTCGTTGACCAAAGTAGCGATGAAGACGCTTGTGCGTATGCAGAAGCCCTTCTAGACTCTAGCGTCGATACTACCAGCGTGCGTGTGTTTAAAGAAATGGCATTTGTCCGTAAAGTTGAAAGCAAGGTGTGGTCATGAAGCTTACTCAAGAACAACTCAATGAACTTATTTATGCGCTGCAAGGTTCTTGCTCGACTATTGCCGAGCAACTTGAAATGCGCTGGGAGTTGAGCGAAGACGACTTGACCATGGAAGACTTTCTCGCTATTGATGACGCTATTTTCTGCTGCACGGAGTGCAACTGGTGGTGTCCGGTTAGTGAAGAAACTGCTACCGCTCAAGGCGAAGATGAATTTGGATGTTCCGACTGTTATCCAGAGAAGGATGAAGATGCGTAAACTTATTGCACACCTGGTTACTGGTTATGTTGGCAGCGATGCTCGCGTTGCTGTGACTTTCGATGACGATACTCCCGAAAGCGTAATCTCCGACGAGCTGTATGATATGGCCGTTCAACACGCTGAAAGCTACGGTATCTACCCTTATCCGGTTGAAGAGCTGGACGAAGAAGACGAGGATGACTATACCGATAGCATCGAAGCTTACTACGAAGAGTATGACCCTGAAAAACATGACTGCCTCCGTGCCGGTGGTGGTTCCTTTGAAAGCGACTTCTAATGCAACGCCCAAAACCCGCTGTGAGCCTTGAACGTAGGTTCAAGTTCTCAGAGAACGATATCAAATCTATTCTAGCCAGATATGTCGAAACTGAATATGATATCGACGCGGAAATTCCGCTGAGTGATGTTAAAGGTGAATACGCAAAAGCTGTTTTTGGCAATCAATTTGACAGCTCACCTGGCTACTGTGATTTTACTGTAACAGTACGTGGTTGATTTTATAAAAGCTAAACGTCCTCCTCCACCAGAGACGGTGGAGGAGGTTTTGGCATGGCGGGAGGACCCCGCGTTTGATATGCCGGATTGGTATTATAATTAAGGAAAATAATATGACTACCTCTTGGGTTGTAGCCGACCCACACTTTGGCCATCTAGGCGTGTGCAAGTTTCTGCACCCCAATGGCACTGACCCTCTTAGACCTTGGAACACTCCCGAGGAAATGGACGAAGCTCTAGTTAAGAACTGGAACGAAGTCGTGCGACCTGCTGACCGCGTTAATCTGCTTGGTGACGTGGTGATTAATCGCCGCTGTCTAGTAACTCTGGGTAGGCTGAACGGGCGTATTCGTCTAGTTAAAGGCAACCACGATATTTTCAAGCTTGCGGACTATCTGCCATATGTAGACGATATTGCTGCGTATCACGTCGCTAAAGGCGAGAATGGTGGTAAGGTTATCATGAGTCATATTCCAATTCATCCAGAATCTCTGGGCCGTTTTGGAGTGAACATTCATGGGCATCTTCATGCTCACGTAGTTATGAAACCCGGAGTCCGGCAATGGGTTGAAAAAGCCATCAAATACGAGGGAACTGCTTTGGAACATCAAGTTGATGTTTTCAAGGCCGACTACTCTCCGGTACCTGATAAGCGTTACGTTTGCGTTTCCGTTGAACAGACAAACTGGAGGCCAATCACGTTGGAAGAAGCAATGTCAAGAGCAGAGCCTACAGATGAGAGTGCGTATTCTCATTAGTAGGTCTGAAAATAGTACTTGACATTTGAGTCGAAAGTTGCTATTATGTTTTATAAAGGATTATCATGATTAATAAAGATACACGACTACACCCTTTCGAGGTTAGTTTCGCCGCAATGGTGAAAAAAGCTAAGGCTTCTGCGCGCGAGCGAGTGCTTCGCCCCCGCACAAAGGAAATCCCGGTTCACATTCTTCCACGTATGGATGATGAACTTGGATATGGAATGTACAATTATCGTCTCGATCAGTGGGTTAGCGAAGAATATGCTGATTCCCACCGCATCTTCCGAACGGAAGGTCAAGCAGAGACATGGTATCGAGGACTAATTTAAGACGGAGATAACCCTCCAAAGGAGGCACGTGACTTACACGCCTGATTTAACTAAACAGATTATCAGCGATTACCTAGATAATCCGACAAGAGAAAATGTAGATGTGATAGCAGACCGGATTGGAAAACCCTCCCGATCTGTTATCGCAAAACTAGCCGCCGCTGGAGTTTATAATACGCCAGCTAAGACGACTAAAACGGGTGATCTTATTATTAAAAAAGAAGAACTCGTAGCTGATATTGAGAAGTGGCTTAACATCACAGCCCCTAGCCTCGCAAAAACTAATAAACTCGATCTTCGTGAACTTCATAGGGCAGTAGAATGCAAGACTGGAAATACATCCACAAAGGCTCCGACGAATATGGTAGTCTCGTAGGGCTGATTCGGAATATGTTCCGAGTTAAATTCGAAGAGGATATTCTGACAATTGCTACTAAAGGTGCTGATGTAAGAATCAAAACAAAAAACGGCTGGGCTGCGCTTGGTCAGGAGGAAGTATATGAAATCTGACGAGAATACTTTAGCAGCGATTATTGCTGGGGCCGTCATCATCGTTGGCACAATAGTGGGCATCGGTGCTATTATCTGGATGTCAGCAGTAACACTGACATGGCTTTGGCTTTGGTTCGTAGTGCCTCTCGGGGTTACGCAGCTATCCTTAGCGCATGCTTTTGGTATTTCAGGTATCGTTTACTACCTTACATACCGCCCAATCACCCACACAGTGGACAAAGAACAAGCCTTTAAGGCCTTGATTCAAGCATCTGTGGCCCCGTTCACTACGTTAGGTCTTGGGTATATTTACCAACTATTTATGTAAACAGCGGCTTCCGAGCCTTTAGGATAATAATGACTATACTTGCGTTTAAACCGCGACCAAAACCACCTGTAATTGAGCTTCCAACCAATCATGTTCCCCCGAGTATTACCACAATGGTGGCTAAAATCACGCAATGGGCGGCTGACATGGGTGTAGATGTAGAAACTACAGACTTTAAATACGAAACCGCAACTATCATGACGGTTATGCAGGGAATGATACATAAAGTAAAATGATTGAACTCATAGAAAAAACAGCGTCACCAGAGTACCTTAACTACCGAGACTTTATCAATAGTCTAGAAGCTGGCGAAGAACACATTCATATGCTACTTGGAGCCGGTATTGGTATGTCTGGTGAAGTAGGCGAGTTTAACGAGATTCTTAAAAAGCACGTTTGGCAGGGTCGAGATTTCGATGCTGAACACGCGAAGAAAGAGCTTGGAGACATTTTCTGGTACTTCCTGATGGCATGTAAGGCCCTTGGAGTAACTCCAGAGGAAGTACACCAAATTCTAGAAGACAAACTCATGGCTAGGTATGCATCTGGCACATTTACTAAACACGAGAGTGAAAACAGAAAAGAAAACGACGTATGAGAGTAGAAGTTCGAAACGGCAACCTTGAGCGTGCCATGAAAGTCTTAAAGCGCAAGCTAGTTGATGATGGTATGTTCCGCGAGCTACAGGCGCGTCAGGCATATGAAAAGCCTAGCGATAAGCGCAAGCGCGAGCATAATAATGCAGTTGCGCGGCAACGCAAAGCTGATAAAGAGCGTATGGAGCCAGTAGTTGCCCTACAAGGTTATTAAGGATACGCCTTTTTGCAAAGTAGGTGATATTGTATATGACCTAAAGGAGGACGATTACGGTCTAGCCTTCATGAACAGTATCGACGAACCACATATTAGCGTTACGTATAGTCCAAAAGGCGATTATCCTTGTGTGACGATACCCCGTTCTGCGTTAGAGCAGCAACCTAAAGGAAAAAATGAATCTTGCACTAATTAAACATGACGGCTCGGCATTAAATATGCCAGAGGCAAGCATACAAGGTATCTTGCCAGCCACTCCTACGGAAGAGGCTCCGGGACTAAAGTCTATTGTTTTATCCAGCTTCCAGGGCGGAGCTATTTTCTATCTTCAAGATGCTGCCGATGATGTTTTTGATGCAATCAAAAATAAAGAAGGCTGGGCTGTACTAGAACAAGACGAGCAAGGGCTTTTCTTAAGAGAGTCTCTTGTATACGGCTTTGATGAAGTAAACTCTAAGCCCGATAAGTTTTATCGCGTCTGGATTAATAATGGAAGCGGCCTAGAATCTACGGAACTTTGTAAGCATACTCCAGAAAACTTAAAAATTATAACAGCAGCGATTGCTACGAAAGGTTCTGCCTAATGTTCCATAAACGTAAAGATAAAGGTTGTGAAGCCAAAGTAATGGCTGTTGTTGGTGAGCGGGTTCTTATCGAATCGCGCTGGCCTAAGAACGGGCGAAATATCCTCTTCGTATCAAAAGATTATTTCCAGGAGCGTTATGGAATCGCAGCTTGACCCTAAGATTGCACATCAGATTAAGATGGCAGCAAAAGAACTTCTCCGCGCAAAACGGTATGATGCCCAGTATAATCCTGTTTTATACATTCCGGCAAATCTGAGTGCGCACCATCCAGATAGTGGTATGTCAATGGCAGACCATGAAAAAGAAAAAGAAGCAAGGAAAGCCCAAAAAAGTTCTTGACTTTTTGGACCGATCTTGCTATTATAAGAGATAGTCGTAGACGACTGATAAAGGCGTAAAAGACCGGTGTTCGATTCACCGCGCCTCCACCATAAAGTCATCCTAGAGCGGTTCGCGACCTTGCGGGGACAAGATAGCTCGACAAGATGAAGTCCTGATCTCCGCAAAGGTCGAAGCACACCTCCCTGTGATAGGGGGCTGATTCAGTTAGGGCGTCGTTCGCCGGCATGGGCCGGTGTAGTGTAAGTATCTGGATGGCTTTATGATGGGGGCGACCTGGAATTCGATTTTACGAGTAATAAACAGTAAGAGACTAGTGACTGGCAAAGTGCCGTTTCTAAATGCAAATGATAATTTCATTGCGGACGACTTCGCCCTAGCGGCCTAAGTCTCCTGGGGTATGGGTTCCACCTTATTAACCAACGGGTCCAATTAATTTTCAGAGGAAACATGAAATACTCAATCGGCTATAGAAACGCCAAAGGTGATTTAGTTTGCGAACTTTTCCCTGACTGGCCCTCGACATTCAAGCGTCTTGAAGGGCTTGAGCATTTAAGTAAGACGGTGTTCGAAATCGTCCAAGGAGAAGATGAACCTACTAGCTAAAGCAGCTGAATTTAAAACCCAGCTTATTATCGGCGGCATAGCCTTAACGGCTGTTGCCGTCGCTTTTGCTGCGACCTATAATATCGCCTATAACAAAGGTTTGAATGTCTCTAAAGTAGAGATTGCTTCTTACCAAGGTAGGGTGCAGCAGCTTAATGTTGATCTTAAAGAAGCACAAGGTCGAGTTACGACGCGTATTCAAACGCAGTACCTTGATCGAGTTGTGGAGCGCGAGCGCATCGTATATCGTAATCGTGATGTGATTGTTACTCAAGTGCCTGAACAATATATTTTGTCTCAAGGCTGGGTAGACGCTCACGATGCTAGCGTTCGTAATGAAGTATTAGAGCCTGAAGTCGCAGCAAATGCATTCCCATCGGGCCGCACAGATCGCGACGTACTAGAAGTAATCGTTCGTAACTATGGGCAAGTGTGCATAGCCAACGCAGACCAACTAACGGCCCTACAAAGGTGGGTAACAGAACAAGGTAAAGTAAATGAAGAAACTATTGCTAATCGCTAGTCTACTAGTAGTCTCGGCTTGTTGTCCAACTGTGATGACTCCAGAACCAACCCCATTTCCGCAGGCGCCAGCCGAACTAATGCGCCCCGCGCAAACTCTCACTCCGGTGCAACCTCAATGAGTCCTGAAGAATATATGCGTGACCAGCTAGCTAAGCAGCCCGGCCCATGCCTGGGTATTAGACTACAGTCCGGCAGTACCACCTATGTAGATAAGCTGCCAAACATCTCAGACACGCTAGCAGAGCGTGGCGGGCGTTACGGTAAGTTTATTGACCATTCTAAGATTTCGCAGGGCTTGCAAGATGTAATGCGCGAAGCTCCTAATTGGGACAAACTTGACGTAGATATGCGTCAGGCCCTTACAACTATTGTTGATAAGATTGCTCGTATTCTAAACGGCGACCCTTATTACGATGACTCCTGGCACGATATCAGTGGTTACGCCACTTTGGTTGAGCGCCGGTTGTTAGAAAAAGCCCCGCAATAACGCGGGGCTTTTACGTCACCGATACTCTCTCTAGGTGGCACAGGACATTACAGTCCGAATCTCAGAGGAGAAAAACATGAAACGAATATTAATTGGGTTAATCGCCCTAAGTTTGAGTAGTACCACCGCGCTTGCTGCACCACGAATTGTTGAAGCAGTAAGCACGCCGCAGTACACACAGAATATAAGTACTAATGTCAGAGAGACTTTATGTCTCGCACTAAATGTCTACCACGAGGCACGTGGTTCTACGCGACAAGACCAGATTGGCGTCGCATGGGTCACTAAAAATCGAGCGGCGCGTACCGGCCACTCATATTGCCGTACTATTTGGGAGCCAAGACAATTCTCTTGGACCCCACGATCGGCTTCCAGCTTAATGCCTCGCGAAATGGCGGCGTGGCATAGAGCGGTTCACATCTCTAGTCAAGTAATGGCAGGTGAGATCGCGGACCCCACTGGAGGCGCACGAAACTTCAGAGCATCACGTATGGGAGGCGGTAGAGGATACCGCATTATTGGAGCCCACGCGTACTGGTAAAACAGTTCTTGACAAACTAATTGAAATAGGCTAACATACTTTATGAACCTTTTCATTCTAGACACTGACCTAGACAAGAACGCAGAATATCATATCGACCTTCACATCTGCAAAATGCAGCTTGAAGCTGCTCAAATGCTGGCTACGACTGTGTGGGTCGATAAACTATTGGGCTATGTGCCTAGGAAGCTGGATAGCGAAGAACTAAGTGTAATTAAGGCCGAAATGGCTGCACTTCCTCCTATTGGTGAGAGACAGTTTCTTAGGTACAAAGTCGCACACCCAAACCATCCCTGTTGTGTGTGGGTTAGGGAAAGTTATGACAATTTTGAGTGGGCTTGCGTGTATGTAAACGCACTCAATGAAGAAGCACAATACAGAGGGTATAAACCACACGCGAGTTGCGCCGAAGTCAACAAAATGCCACTACCAACTCGTTTGCCGCGTAAAGGTCTGACCGAGTTCGCGCAGGCAATGCCAGAAGATTACAAACAGAAAGACCCGGTAGAAGCTTATAGACTATATTATCAAAT